TCCGTGGCAGCGGGCGCAGATGATCGCGCAAGCGGCGCAGCCTCTTGGTGCCATGCCGGCAAATAACCAGCAGATGCTGGCGAACGCGGCGCAGCAGAAGTTGGTGGGGCAGAAGTACGCGGACAAGAAACGCGAAAGCCAGATTCTGAATTCGGACGATTTCAAAACGGCCCTGAGTCAACTCCCACCCGAGATGCAAGCGCTGGCTCGCATCAATCCGCAGGGCGCGATCGCGGCTGTTAGCAACTACCGTCAATCTCAGGCACAGGCGACGCGTGAAGATGCGGCAGCCGACCGGCAGGAGCGTTTTCTGCAAGCGCAACTTGACCGTCAACCCCCAACCGTCAAGAACGACGAGTATGGCAGGCTTGTGGCTTACGATCCGGCAACAAGATCGTGGAGCTTGGTCAACAGGGGCGGTGGCAATCAGCGCAGCGACTACGGGCTACTGGGTGTTGTTCCTGCGCAGCAGCCTGCGGGTGGTCAGCCAGCGCCGCAATCAGCGCCGTCGCCATTGCAGGTCGGGCAAATTCAACCCAACAATTTTGCCGTCCATCCCAATCCGAACGCGCCGACGAACATGCCGGTGCCGACTGCTGAAGGTAATCCGTCAGCAGCCACAGCCAATTTTGACCCCGCAACGACAAACTACATGGGCGTATTTGGGCCAAGTGGGCTTTATCGTCTTGCACAGAATAAAGTGCGCGGAGCTACCTTTGGCCCCACAGAAAACGACGTTAAGGCGGGGAATGCGCAGGCCAACTGGAATCAGATTCGCTTAAACACCATCAAGGCGCTGGCCACCGAAATGCCGGGGCGCAACTCAAAATACACGGCGCAGGAGGTAGCTAAGACGCTGCCAGAGTCTGGGGCATTTTTCACCGGCCCTGAAACGGCAATGTCTCAAATCGACGCCGCTCAGCGCATGATTGAAGGCGAACTTTCTTCTGCTGAAAGCGCCTTCAACGCACCCGGCAACGTACAGATGCGGAGCAAGATTGCTGAAAATATTAGAGACCTTAATCGCGCTAAAGAAAATTTGGCAGCGGTAAACAAGGCACTAAGTACCGGATTGAAAGGTACGCCCCAGCAACGCCCCGCTGCTGACCCGCCAAGCGGTGCCACCGTGGTTGGCAAAACCAAAAAAGGACTCACCGTGTACCAACTTAATGGCCAGCAGTACGTCAAATGAGCGATGAAGTTTATGACCCCCAAAAGCACGGGCCGCTGATCTCTGACGAGGTCTACGATCCTCTAAAGCACGGGGAAATTGTTACGGCACCTGTTACGCCGCCAGGTTTTTCTGCTACCGTGTCCGCAGCGGTGCAAGGAGCCAATCGAGGGGTGTCCGATGTGGTCGGTGGCCCCATTGACCTTTTGAACGCGACCTACGGCGAGTACATTGGGCAACCGTTTGCCGAATTAATCACCGGGCGCAAACAAGGCGAAATCCCTGGCGGTGGTTCTGATGTCCGCACAGTGCAAAACCTCCTGACCAAAGGCGCACAGCGCGTCACCGGCATAGGGCAGCGTGACGTGCGCGGAACTTATGGGGACATCAACGAACTACCGGAGGAATTTCGCGCGGCTGCGAAAGCCGGTGAGGTAGCTGGCAGCACGTTGGCAATGCTTGCTCCCTTTGCGGCGCAAGCTCGTTTCGCGACACCCGCAAGTCAAACGGTGGCCAATGAAGTGCGCTACGGCACGGCTGTTCCTTCCGCGCGCAGCGTCGGCGGCGGCTGGGGAGCCATGGTCAACGAGGCGGCCAGCAATCCTGCCGCTTTTGCTCGCAGTCAGGTGCCGGCGTCTGTCGGTGCTGGAGTTGGAGCTTTTGGAGCCGAATTGGTGGCCCCCGGTAATCCATACGCTCAATTGTTTGGACAACTATCGGGTGGCGTAGCTGGCGGCTTACTGGGGGCTGGCGGCCAAGCTGGCACCAGCGCCGCTGCTAATGCCGCCAACCGCTTCATGGAGCCATTGACCACCAAGACTGACGAAGGTGCCCGCGCTCTTGCGGCTCGCACGCTTCAGCCTATCCTGCAGAAGACCGGCGAGAACGCAGACGATCTTGTGACGCGCCTTCGCGCCGACCCAGTAGTTCCCGGCCTGACGGCTGGTGAACGCGCCCAAAGCCCCACCCTGACGGGGGTGCAGCAGCTTCTGGCAAAGGACAACCCCGATCTTGTCAATGCGGTCACGAAAGGCCGTCAACAGTATCAAACCAATCTTGAGGCTGGAACGAAACAGGCGTTCGAACCCGGAACGCCTGCAGCGCTGACCCGCGCTGCCGAATCCCAGCAGGCTTTGGTCTTGGCCAACCTCGACAGCCGAATCAGGAACGCGGAAACGATCGCCACGCAAGCATCGAGCAGCGTGCAGCCTTTGCCGCCCACAGCGCGTGAGGCACTGAACATAAGGGCAAGGAACATCCTTGAAGAAGCGGTGCAAAACGCTCGCAAGACTGAGCGTCAGGTCTGGGGCAGGGTGGACAAGACGACCCCGGTGCCGCCGCAAAGCACCAGCAACGCCTACAAGTCCATCACGTCAGAGATGTTGGATGGCGACAAACTGCCTGGCGATGGCGTTCGCCAAACGCTGCAAAAACTAAGCGCAGACGGTTCCGTGTCCAATACGGGCGAGCTTATACGGCTCCGCAGCGAACTGCTGAATCAGGCCCGCATGTTGCGGTCTGGCCTTGCGCCAGACCTTAACAACGCTCGCCGCATGGGCGATCTTGCGGATGCAGTCTTGCAAGATTTGGGGAGCATCAACAGTCCCGCAATCAAGACGGCGCGAGACTATTCCTACGCCCTGAACGAGCGCCTGACCCGAACCTACGCAGGCGAAGTGCTGGGTACCAAAGCTAATGGTGCCGACGCCATAAGGCCCGCGCTTACCCTTGATTCCGCCGTTGCAGGTAATCCAGAGCTTGCAGCCCAGCGAATGAAAGAGCTTCAAACTGCTGCCGTTCCGTTGCGCGTCAGCGCTGAAGAAGCACCAACGATGATGAATGCGGCCCGCGATATGAGGCAAACGCAGGAACAGTTCCTGCGCGCCGTGTCAGACAAGGTGATTGATCCGGCGACCGGCTCTGTGAAGCCGCAGGCCGTGGACAAGTTCCTGCTTGATAACGCTGCGGTACTGGATCAGTTCCCGCAATACCGGCAGAGCCTGGTTGTCGCGCGAGATCGGCAACGCGCTTTTGAAGACATCCTTTCCCGAACCGGCGACGTGCAGAAGCAGGTCCGCAACTCGTCGGTCTGGGCGCAGATCGCCAATGCCGGTGAAGACCCCACCAGTGCGATCAACAAGATTCTGAGTGGTGCCAATCCGGCCCGTGACCTGGGCCGCGTAGCCAAGGTCGCAGCGCAAGGAGGAGAGGATGCAATCGGCGGACTGCGGGCGTCCGTCATGCAGCACGTTGTTGACCAGGCCACGGGTACCAACGGCTTGAGCTACGGCAAGTTCTCGCAGGCGCTGAACAACCCACTTTCCCCGAACAGCCCGTCTCTTCTGCAATCCATGCGAAACGAAAACATTATCAGCGCCTCCCAGCATGCGTCCATCCAAAGGCACGTTGAGGCTGGACAGATGAACGAAGCCGCCAAAGTGTCCGGTGTTGCCGTCAAGGAATTCGGCACCGGGCCAGGTATGTGGGGCAGGGCGCTTGCCCGCGTCGTTGGTGCCAAGACCGCCAGCGCCGTTGCTGGTGGTGGTGGGGCGGGGCCATCGTTGCAGGTCGCGCAGATTGGCGCGAACATCAGCGAGCGGTTGGCGGCACGTCTGCCTGCCGACAAGGCGCGCGTAATGATGGCTGATGCACTGGGTGCCGATGATCCGGCACAACTGATCGACATCCTGCAGCGGGTCGGCAGGACCGCCTACGGGAATTCCATGGGCGGCCCCAGCAGCGACATCACCAAACTGATCGTGCTGTTGCGCGCAGCAATCCCAAGAACGCAAAGCGAGCCGGAAGACGGTCAGCGCGCTCTTGAGAACACTATTCGGAGGTAATGATGGCCGACGAAATCAGCCGCGACCTGGGTCGCATGGAGGCCGAGATCGCCACGCTGGGCCGCGAGGTCTCGGAGATGAAGGCTGACGTGCGGGCGTTGCGGCAGTCGTTCTCCGAGTTGAAGGGCGGCGTGCGGACGCTGCTGGGGGCGGCATCGATGGTTGGTGCCGGGATCGCTCTGGCCGCGCAGTGGCTGCTGGGCAAGCACTGATGGAGGTCAGCACCTCTGGCCGGGAACTGGTGAAGCAGTTTGAGGGTCTCTCGCTGTCGGCGTATCGCTGCGTTGCGGGGGTCTGGACGATCGGCTACGGCAGAACCCAAGGCGTGCAGCCGACCGACAAGGTCACGCCCGCACAGGCCGACGCCTATCTCGCCGCCGACCTGATTGCTTTCGCGCAGAACGTCGAACGCATGATCGGCGGTGCGGCGACGAGCCAGCACGAGTTCGATGCGCTTGTCAGCCTTGCGTTCAATATCGGCTTGGGCGGTTTCGAGAAGTCCACCGTCCTGCGCCTGCACAGGGCCGGCGACAAGATCGGTGCCGCGCGATCGTTTGAGATGTGGTGCAAGGCCACCGTGCGGGGCCAGTTGCAGACGCTGCCTGGCCTGCTGGCGCGGCGGCAGAGGGAGGCGGCTTACTACCTGACGCCTGACGCGCCTGCCGTGAAGGCCATGCCGCAGGCGGTCGAGAAGCCTGCACGGATCAGCAAGACGGCGGTGGCGGGCGGTATCTCGGTGGCGGCGGGTGCTGCCTCCGTGGCTGACCAGGTGAACAGCATCGCCCCGGTGATCGAAGCCATCAGCACGTCGGGGCAGCACCTGCAGTCGATCCTGAGACTTGGCGCACTGGCGCTGTCGATCATCGCCGTCGCGGCGGTGGTCTACATGCTGGTGCGCTATCTGCACAAGCGGTCCACCGGACAGGTCGTCAGCACATGAGCTTTCTCACGGATGTCTGGGGCAAGGTTGTCTTCGGCGCGGTCTTCGTGGGCCTGCTGCTGCTGGCCGTCCTGAAGCTGATTGGCATTGGACGCAAGGTCGAAAAGGGCGAAGCCAACACCCGCATCGCCCGCAACGTGGAGACACGGAATGAGGTTGATCGTAGCGTTGCTCGCGTCCCTGACCCTGCTGACGAGTTGCGGCGGAACTGGTCCCGCGACTGACGGATTCTGCGCCGAGGCCAACGCGATCCTCGTCAGCAAGGACGACGTGCTGAGCAAGGAAACGGCGCGGGGAATTCTCGCACATAACAGGTACGGCGCTCGCCGTTGTGGTTGGAAGTAATGGCCGCCAATATTCAACTAGGAACCGATCAGCAGTTCATCGACGCATGGAAGAGTACCGGCGGGCGGGCGTCAGAGGTTGCCAAGCAACTTGGCTATACAGCTACGTCTAAGGTGTATAGTCGCCGCGCCAAGATCGAGAAGAGGCTAAACGTCGTCCTGTCATCTGCTGGCGACTCCAACCACAAGGGCAGGGGCGATGCAGGCGCGACGGCCTACGACTACAATCCACGCCTGAGAATAGACGGCTTTACAGGTGCGGCGGTCGTATTCAGCGATTGCCACTGGTGGCCAGGTATCAGCGAGACGGTCGCCTATAAGGCGCTGCTTGAGGTCATCAAGGAGATCAAGCCCAAGCTCATTGTGGCGAACGGCGATATTCTGGATGGGGCGCAGATTTCCAGATTCGGGCCTATAGGGTGGGTCAAAACGCCTGACGTTAAGGCTGAGCTTGATGAAGTGGGCGCGCGAATGACGGCAATTCGCCGTGCCGCCCCAAACGCCCACCACATCCGCACGATCGGCAATCACGACCTGAGATACGACAGCACGCTGGCCAGCCGCGCGGCACAGTTCGCCGGCATCAAGGGGTTCCGTCTGGCCGACCATCTATGTGAGTGGAAGGAGACGATGTCGCTTTGGGTTAATGATAGCGTCGTCATCAAGCATCGCTGGCACAACGGCATCAACGCAGGACGAAACAACACCCTGAAGGCCGGCAAAACTATGGTGACGGGTCACGATCACATTCTACAGATCACCCCATACCTCGACTACAACGGGCTTCGATGGGCGGTACAGGACGGGACACTGTCCGATCCCGGCGGCCCGCAGTTCGCTTACGGAGAAGACAATCCAAGCCAAGCCAACTCCGGGTTCGTTGTGCTGCCCTTCCTAAAAAATGGACGAATGATTGACCCGGAGGCGTGCCGCGTGATCGACAGCGAAGCGTGGTTCCGGGGCCAGAAGGTCGCCAGCATGGCCGCCGCGCAAATCCGTCTGAGAAAATGGGCGAAGATGACCGCCGCCCAGAAGCTGGCCGACGTGGAGCGCGAAGACCGCAGGCGGAAGGCCGGCGCATGATCCGCCGCGCCACGGCGGACGACATCGAGGCGATCGAGGCCGCCGACCGTGTGTGCTTTCCTTTTGATAAGCCGTACATATTTTCGTGGGAGAAGAATGCGTCTTGGGTCGCGCACGACAAGGACGAGCTTGTCGGCTATCTGTCAGCGCATCCGCTGAAGCATGGCATTTGGTTCTTCAGCCGCGTGGGTGTGATGCCATCTCACCGGGGCCAGGGCCTGCAGCGTAAGCTGATGGCTTGCATGGAGCGCCACGGCAGGCGCGAGGGTTGGCGGGAGATCGTCACCTACACCGTGGGCCGCAACGGATTCTCGACGGCGAACATCCTGGCGTGCGGCTACCGGACCTACGAGCCGCGCCAGTCCTATGTCGGTTGGGAGTGCGTCCACCTGAGAAAGAAACTGCAATGACCTTCACGGTTACGGAGTTAGAGTTATTCCTGCGGGTGCTGATCCTGCGGCTGGGCGGCGAGGTGGTGCTGTCCACCGACGACCGGGACTTGATGGCGATCGACCATTATCTGCTATTTGCAGAGGCGGTGCCAGGAGATGGGCAGGCGATCAAGTTCTTTGCCGTCCGGGTCGATGAGGAGCATGCGGGGCATGCGTGACCTCCTTTAATTGCCCTTCCTGCAATTAAAGAAAAGGTGCGTATCCTTTAATTGTGGTTTTGCCTAGCGGCTAAATAGGGCCTAGATGTTGATGACGAGTTGGCTTTTTGTCTTGCCTGTGAATTACGGGGATGTTGTTAAATCTTTCGTCTAAAGCATTGCAGTAATTACTGAATCAGCTTTTGTAATTAAATTATCATCGCATAATATATATTGTGGTAAGCTGCGGAGCGTGAACAACATATGGTGGGTGTTCTGCATTTCCTGCAGGTGCTACCTCGCCCCCGGCTTCTTGCGTCCAGCAGGGGTCTTGCCGTTCAGGTAGACCAACGTATCGGCTGCGGTCTTAATCACTTCTCGCAGCCTCAGGCGCTGGCGCATCATACCAAGTTCATGCTGCTGAGTCAGCACAAGAGCTTCCACCAGGGCCGCCTGCAGTATTTCGATTTGTTGCCGCGTGTGGATCGGGTCGGTGAAAGAAATCTCCAGCCGGACGGGGCGAGTGAGATTGTCGATCGTCTCCGTCGTCAGCCGCATGTCGGGCTGGTCGCGTGGCGCTGCCAGCGCGGGGTTGAAGTTCTTGGACCGCATCTCCATAGCCTCCCGCTGCCGTTGTAGGTCAATAATTGCCGATTCAGTGACCGTAAGGCTCATTTCTTCTCCTCTCGTTGACCGTAAGTCTCATTTCTTCTCTTGCGTACAATCTTAAACCCCGCCTCTTCAATTGCATCCAGAGCGGCTCTGGCCCGATCCAGATTTGTCCTGCCGGCGGTGCCGACCAGCTTGTCAGCCAGATGCTGCAAGAGCAGGGGGTCGCGTTGGGTCATAGGAATCACCAGCAGTACGTGGTGGTCGAGTAAGTCCTGCACCCCTGGCCGTTCGACCAAGTTGTCAGGCCCTGCTGATTGACGATCGCGCTGCTGCCGTCAGGGTACTGCACGTAAGGGCCGTTGCGGGTGATGTTTCCCTGCGGCGTCATAATAACGCCGTTGGGCTGCGCCGGGATGGCGGGTGGGGTGGAGCGGGGAATGGGCTGCTGGGCGTGTACTGCGGTTGACAGCAGGAGCAGCAGAGTTGTGGCGATGGTGCGGGTCATTTCAATTCCTCCCTTTCGATTGCCTTTTCCAAATAGAACTTAGCCTTCTGCAAATCCTGCAACGCCGGTCCCTTGCGGCCCGCCCTGCTGATGTATTTGCAGACTTGCCAGAGCAAGGGGCTTGTCGGAAACCAATCAAGCATCACGTCGATGGGTTCGTACTGGCGGTCAGCAATGTAGTGGGCTGGTGCTGAGATGATGTCGTTGCGGTCGGTCATCGCCCACCCCCCAGCCACGCACAAAACTCTGCTTTGCGCGCATCACTAGGCTTCAGCACAGCGCCCCTTTTGGGGCCGTCGTCGGTTAGGATTTCAAACCAGACACCGCCATGCTGGCAGTTTCTTAAATAGCAAGAAAACTCAAGAGCTTGCGTCAGTTCGATTTGTGTCTGACGGCTAATATCAACGCTGTCGTCAACCGCAATCGCAAAAGAATCGTTTTTGGGCGACCACACTACGGCCTCGATCAAGTCAAACTCTTGTTTCGA